AACAATAAATGTGCAACTAGCGTAGGTAAAGTAAGAGCTCAGCAATTAGCTAGAGGAGAAAAACTATCTGTATCTACAATTAAAAGAATGTACTCATATTTAAGTCGTGCAGAGACATATTATGATGAATCTGATAGTAAAGCTTGCGGAACTATATCTTATCTATTATGGGGAGGTAAAGCAGGGTTAAACTGGTCAAGAGGCAAACTAAAAGAGCTTGGTGAAATAGAACTTAACGACCCTTGTCAAGAAGGATATGAGCAAATCGGTATGAAAGATAAAAATGGTGTATTAGTACCTAATTGTGTGCCTAAACAATAATAATTATGATAAAAAACACATCTTATAAAGTACAAGTTGATGTTGATACTGACGCAATAAGAAATGCTTATAAAATAGAAGAAGGAGCATTTGTAACAACAGAAAGTGGAGTATGGACTGTATACAATGGAGAGTGGGTTAAGTTACATCCTCAATCAGGTATTGGTTCTGGTTTAGGTTGGACAAGATACGATGATGGACAATACACATCTGCAAGTAAACTATCTTTGGCATTAGACACAGAAGTAGTATTACCTAATAATGGAGCTACTGTTTATAGAAGTTATACGGGTATTGATTACTATAATTCAACAACTCAAAAGGTATTAGCTGATAATGAGAACGATGTTTATGTAGCTACTGTAGTGTTTAAATGTCAAGCACCAAACGCAAATCAAACATTTATTAGATTACAATTAGATTCAGTAAATGGAACGCCTTATGAAAGAGTGGGAGTAGATATTCCTTTTCCTAAAGGTAATGACGTAGAACACGAATTTCATCAAGTATTCCAATACTATGCGACAGAGGATTTCGTAAGTAATGGTAGTCAATGGAAGATTACTGCTACAGGAGGAACTGCTAAAGTTTGGGACATAATATACTTTATACAAAAAACACAAAGTTATGCGTAAAAAATCAAATGAAACAGTTGGCAACGCTGTACCACGAAGCAAAAAAAGAGGTTGTTTGTGTAAAGACGGAACTTATTCAAGAAAGTGTTGTGATGGTACTTTAAGAAGTCAAGGGGTTGGTAAAGTATAAAAATGCAACAACCTTTTTATATACAGTTAATTAGTTAAGATAAATTAATTTATAAATCGAAATTTATGGAAAACACTAAAGCTACATCAATTTTGAACGACATCATGGAAAAACTATCATTAGTTAAGAAAGATGAAGTAAAAGAAGTTGAGGTGAATCAAGAAGTAAATCTTTCGGAGCAAATTAAAGAAGAAGAAAAATTATCTCAAGAACTTACTGAGCTTGCTTGTCAAGAAGAAGTAAAAGAGGAGTTGTCTTCTGAAGAAGTTGTTGCTGAAGACTTACAAGAGGAAGTTCCTGTAATAGAGGAAGCCTCTGAAGAAATTGAGATGGATGAAACTAAATACGTTAGTAAAGACGAATTTGAATCTAAAATCTCTGAATTAAAAGGAATGATTGAAGAAATGAAATTAGGTTACGGTGAAGAAAAACTATCTATGCAAAAAGAAATAGAAAAGTTATCTGCTGAACCAGCTTCAGAACCAATCTCACACAACCCTGAAGGGGAAGTAAAACAAAACTTTAAATCTTTTGGTCAAAACAAGATTATGAGCACTAGAGATAGAGTAATGAACAGAATTGCTAATTTAAAATAAACTAAAAACTAAAATTAATTAAAAAATGGCTACTACTACATCAATTACAAGTACTTATGCTGGCGAATTTGCAGGCAAGTACATTTCTGCTGCTTTATTATCAGGTGTTACACTTGACAGAGGTGGTATTGAAATTAAACCAAATGTAAAGTTCAAAGAAGTAATCAAGAAAATTGCTACTGATGCTAACGTAATCAAGGACGCAACTTGTGATTTCACTGATACTGCAACTATTACATTAACTGAAAGAATCCTACAACCAGAAGAATTCCAAGTAAACCTAGAGCTTTGTAAGAAAGACTTTAGAAGTGACTGGGAAGCTGTATCTATGGGATACTCTGCTTTTGACAACTTACCTCCTAAATTCAGTGACTACTTAATCGGTCACGTTTCTGGATTAGTTGCTGAAAAAACAGAAAACAACATCTGGTCTGGTGTTAACGCTAACGCTGGTGAATTTGATGGATTTGCTACTTTAATGGCTGCTGACGGAGATATTATTGACGTTGCTGCTGGAACTGTAACTTCTGCTAACGTAATTGCAGAGCTAGGAAAAATAGTTGACGCTATTCCTTCTGCTTTATACGGAAAAGAAGACTTATACATCTATGTATCTCAAAACATTGCTAGAGCTTATGTAAGAGCACTAGGAGGATTTGGAATCTTAGAAAATGCTGCTGGAACTGAAAACGTATCTAGTATTGGAGCTAACGGTGTATCTAATCAAGGTACTATGTGGTGGCAAAATGGAGCATTATCTTTTGATGGTGTAAAATTATTTGTTGCTAACGGACTTGGTGACAACAAAGCTGTTGCTGCTGAAAAATCTAACTTATTCTTCGGAACAGGTCTTTTATCTGACCACAACGAAGTTAAGTTAATTGATATGGCTGACCTAGATGGTTCTCAAAACGTAAGAGTTGTTATGAGATTTACTGCTGGTGTTCAGTACGGAATAGGGTCTGATATTGTACTATATTCTTAATAAATTAAATTAACCAAAAATTAGGGTAGGTAGGTAGATGCCTGCTTACCCTTTTTTTATAAAAAATAATAAACTATGGCTTGTGGACTAAATATAGGTAGAAAAGAACCTTGTAAAGATGTAGTTGGTGGTATTAAAAATATATATTTTGTTGACTTTGGAGACTTAGGAACTGTTAGTGAAACAGATGACGAAGTTACTAATATGACAGGAGACGGCAGTAACAATTTAACAGCATATAAGTATGAAGTTAAAGGAAACTCGTCTTTTGAACAAAACATTACATCATCAAGAGAAAACGGAACAACGTTCTTTGAACAAACATTAAATTTAACGTTACATAAATTATCAAAAGAGGATAATAAGGAGCTAAAATTATTAGCTTATGGAAGACCTCATGTTGCTGTTGAAGATTACAACGGAAATGTGTTTTTGATGGGATTAGAGCATGGAGCTGATGTTTCTGGTGGAACAGTGGTTACTGGAGCTGCTATGGGAGATTTAAGCGGATACACATTAACATTAAGTGGCATGGAAAGAAAACCAGCTAACTTTATGAGTGTTGATAGCACTGCTGCTACGTTCCCATTCAGTGAATTTGCTGGATTATCAGGAACTGTAACTATTACAGAAGGTACTAATTCATAATAACTAAATTTAATTGGGTTAAATTAAGGGATGCTTCGGTATCCCTTTTTTTATGAAAACAAATTAAAGATATTTTGTTACTTATAATATGGTAATATTAACAACATCAACAGACGCTCAGAGTTTTAAGGTAATTCCTAGAAGTGCAGAAAGCTCAGTAACGTTTGAACTAACTGATAAATCTAAAAGGACTGCAAGTGCCGTTTCTGTTTCTGTATCTAATTCAAATGGTTATATGACTGTTACAGGTAGTTTTTCTTTAGTTGAAGGCAGATTTTATTCATTTGCCATAAAAAATGGTTCTGTAATTATATATAGAGGCTCTATTTTTTGCACAGACCAAACTAATTTTAATACCTTTGATGTACATTCTGGAGAATACACTACAGAAAACACATACGATAACGATTTTGTAATAATATGAAAAAAGTAAATAAAATGGCAAGAAAAAGATATAATAGTAAACCTTTGCCAAAAGCTGAAAAAGGAAAGATACATATAGTCAATATGTCATCTTATACGAGACCTGAAATAAAAGAGCAATACAATAGAGACTGGGTAGAATATGGAGATGATAATAATTATTTTAGTTATTTAATAGACAGATATAATGGCAGTCCTACAAATAATGCTGCTATAAACGGTATAGCAGAAATGATATACGGTAAAGGAATAGATGCTGTTGATAGTAAAGAGAAAGAAGCTGACTATATAGAAATGAAAGAACTCTTTACTAAATCTTGTATGAAAAAAGTATGCTACGACTATAAAATGATGGGTCAAGCTGCAATTCAAATAATCTATTCTAAGGATAGAAAAAAGATTGTGCAAGTAGAACATATACCTGTAGAGACGTTAAGGGCAGAGAAGGCAAATAACAAGGGTGAAATACAGGGTTATTACTATGCTAAAGACTGGTCAGAGGTTACTTTTAAAAGTCAACCTAAAAGAATACCTGCTTTTGGCACAAGTAATTCAGGATTAGAAATATTATATATTAAACCTTATAGAGCTGGGTTTTATTATTATTCACCAGTAGATTATCAGGGAGGTTTACAATATGCCGAATTAGAAGAAGAGATAGCGAACTATCATATAAACAATATACAGAATGGTCTTGCACCAAGTATGCTTATAAACTTTAATAATGGTGTTCCTACAGAAGAACAGAGAAGTTTGATTGAGCAAAACATTCAAGAAAAGTTCAGTGGGTCTTCTAATGCTGGTAGATTTATATTGGCATTTAACGATAGCAAAGAACTGTCTGCAAGTATTGAGCCAGTTATACTAAGTGATGCACATGAGCAATATAAATTCTTGAGTGATGAATCTA